CCTGGGGGCACATTTTTAAATGATTGTACTAAATGCCCTTGCTCATCAAACTTGCTAATGTTGATAGGAGCCTTCATACCTTCTGTACTAAAAGGTGTGTTAGGGGGAACATCTGGAAATGCCATAGAAGCATTGGTGTTGCCAGCTGCATGCTGTGGCCGTAGACCTTGCGATTGTTCTTGGGGAGTATTTGCAACCTGCATATCCTGAGGCTGAAGCATCTGGCTAATATCTTGACCTGCGCGTGCAGCATCAAACAAATCTAGAACACTACCTTTGTAGCCTACTGCTCTAGCTGTCTCCAGAATTTCTTTGCGCCTCTCGTTGGTTAGCATTAGCTTCTCTTTGTATTTCTGCGTTTTGGTTGTCAGCGTTCATCTTACGCTCAATCTCCATTTCTTTGATGTCAAGCTCTCTCTGCTTAGCTTCAAAATCCTGCATCATTTTTTGCAGGTTAAAGTTTTCTGCTGCAGGATCTCTTCTAGCTTCTGCATTGATAAGAGCTACTTCAATATCTTTTTGACGATCTCTTTCTTTTTCTAAGCTCTCTTGCTCAATCTTAGCTTGCTCCATTTGCATAGCTTGTTGCTGTGCCTGTTGTTCAGCTTGTTGCTGTGCTTGCTCTAACTGTTCTTGTGCACGTTCAGCTGCCTTTAGTTTCTCCTTGATTTGTGGGAAACTTTCCGCATCTAAGATTTCTGCAACTGTAGATGTCTTAGCACCGTTTTGCATCATAGCTTGTGTTAAGCCTTTAATCTGGTCTAGCTTCAATTGATCTTTACCAGAGTCAGATACAAATATGCCGTACTCAGATTCTAAGTGTTCCATAGAATCCAAGTCTAAGAAATCTGTTGTACCATCTGGCATAACAAATTGTCCTTTCTTGCCGGTCAACCAAGCTTCTTTAGAATAGTCAAGTAATGCTTGCATATCTCTCTGCTCTAGCCTAGAGAATTTACGGAACATGTCTTCTGTAATGTGCGATGACTGTAAGATAGCCTGCTGGCTAGATGCTTTACCTTCGTATGCACCTATCTCTCCTTGTCGTTGTCTAGATACACCAGATAGCTTTTCCCACTCCTGTAGAATAGAATCAAGAAGCATAATGTACTGCTGAATAGTCTTAATCGACATATCCAATACAGACTGGTGCTGTGGAGACAGCTGTATACCTTCTTTGTTGTAATCAACCCACGCAATACCTGTACCTTCTACATAGTACATAAACTTATCCATGTCCCACTTCTTAGGAATCATGTTAATGTCAAACTGCGCAATAATATCTTTACTTCTAGCAATAGAAAGCTCTAATCGGTATTTGTAAATGTTGTAGTTTAACTGATAGGCAATACCCATAGACACTAGAGATACATTTCTAGAGTTTATATCTGAATATTTTCTACCGTTAATTGGTAATTTACACTTTGATGGATTGTCTAGCGATATACGCTGATTTGCGAGTGGGTTAATGTTTACGTAGAACCTCCCGTCAATTCGGGTCCCTTCCCATACCTCATTTACCCACATGTACTTTACTTTGGCACCAGCTTCTTTCATTTCAGCCGGCATTCTAAATCCGTCTTCAACTTCTACTTCTTCCATAGTTCCAGTCTCTGGGTCTAGGTAAGTCAAGAAGCCAATACGCTTTCTAGATTTCCAATAAACGATTACTACTTCAACTAATCTGTTTCTGTATACGTTTGGATCGTCGTCATGTGTTTTGTAGAACAAATGCCCGTCAACATCGTGGTGTCTTGGCTCTTCTAATTCTAATACTTGCTCTGGAGTTAATACATCGTAGTAGTGATCAATAACTGTAGAAGCATGTACATACTTACGTACAAGTGCCCAGTCACCATCTTCCACAAACTCCAAGTCAGGATCTTTGTCGTAGTCTACATCTATTGGGTTAAGTATTTCGTAGAAAGGCTCAGAGCTTCTCACGCCTCTATGCGTATACACCTCACCTGCTACTAAGAAATGGAACCAAGCTTTCTGCAATTTGTCGTAGACTTCTTGGTCTTGCATAATGTAGGTCATAGCATACTGACCTTTTATTGCACGATTGTCTACATAGTTATTCTCAAACTGCTCAGCAATCTGCTCAGGCATTGGTATCTCTTCCGGCAACTGATTAGGGTCAACCATCTCAGGATTCTGCTCAGCCATTACCTTTAAGAATTGCATCTGCAAGTTCTGATAAATAGCTTGCTGCTTTGCCTTCTCCTTCTCACTTACTGCATTTGCATTTTGTACTGTAACAGTATAATTGAGAGGTCTTTTAGACTTTTCGCCTAGGAGGAGATCCACAATGGGTTTAATAATAGGATAGTTACGCATTTTAGAGGGGAAGTTCTTACGGCTTTTGCCATAAGGTTTTAAAACGTAACGATAGTCATCCTCATCAATTATACCGTTATAGTAATCGTACAAGACGCTCAGATCACTCTTGTGATCGTGCAATCCGTTATGAGATAAGTTTATATAAGCCTCAACGCACTTTTCGCGCCAGTCTTTTGTTTTCTTTGATAAAGGCAGCCTTTGCTGCGGTATTTTTTCTCCCCCTAGATACATAGAATACAAAGTTAATTCATGCTAGGCCCCTCAACCTACGCATGTGTTATTTTACGTGCCCTCTTATTGGTATAGCACTTTTTAATGGTAGTTATTATCAAACCAGGCATCTACTGATCGGTCTTCTAATATCTCTTTTACTTCTGCATTGTACAACTCGCGCGTGTGATACATACCAATCATCAATGCCATTACTCGGTCAAAGTTACCCTTGTGGTTAAACTTAATTAGCTCTTGCAACAAAGCTAAGTCATATATTTTATGCAAATTCAGTGTAGTTGTACCGTCTTCGTTTTTACTCCTAGCCGTGTTCAACCAATCTCGTATGTACAACTCGCCTTGCCTTTTCCTAGCCTCAGTTGTGTGCATACCGTACTGACGTTTTACATTCCTAGAGCGTAACTCTTTTTTGTCAAGCATTTCAAACTCTTCCTGTAGCCTGTGCAGTTTCCTGTGCTGCTTAGCATACTGGATTACGGCACCACGGTCGTTCTCAAACCCAATCTTAGCGTTGTAATAGTCAGATAGCATAAACAAATTCTTGTTGTACTCATCCTGAGTATGCGGTCTCCCAACATAGCTGGCTACAATCATATCATCTGGCTGTGATATATTGTTAGCCCTTTTTATTACATACGCAGCACCTAAAGATGTAGCATCTGCACTTTGGTTTTGTCCATAGGGGTCATGACACAGCACATACAGATTATGAGGTGTTTGACCTTCTCGGTTTTTGTACGGGCTTTCGTAAATTACAACGGCCCCATCTAATTTATCTTCTTTCCTGTGCGGGAATCTAGATATAGGACGCAGGTCACCGTCTACTTTAAATTCTATCTTGTTATTTTTCCCGTAGTATAATCTACCGGCAGTACCCACACTCTGTAGGTTGTTTACCTTAACTCTGTTGTACTGTTCTTGTAGAGATGAAATGTCAAACAGGTTAGATGACACCTGCAATGTAGCTTCCCTAGGATTGTTGGGATGTTCCGCAATATACTGGTCGTACGCTTTAGGATCGTTAGTCCCTTTCTTTTTGTTTCTGTTCTCTGCCTCAAAAGCTTTTGCAGCTTCTTCATCAGAGTTACCGTCAGCATCAATAAACCCATCTAAGTTTTTATAGATAGGTACAAAGTAACCACATTGGGTACCGGCCGCACCATCGTCCCATATATTTTCAAAATCCATACAATCGTAAGATGCAGGATTGTAGAACAGCTCTTCCATACCCTCAAAGTCAGCACCCTCTGTACCACCTGTACCAAATGCCACCATTGTACCAAGAGTCTTACTACCTTGACGCATTGTAGGCATGGCAACCTCCCAAGCTTTTAGTAGTCCTGGGAATGCACCGGCCTCTTCAAAGAATATAAGCTCACCGGCCTTACCCCTTACTTTATCAGGTGCATCTTTTAATGATACCCCCATAATCATAGACTTCATGCCTAGTTCTACATCAGAACCGTTAACATTCTTCTTGTAGCCAGACATTTTGTTCATCTCCCTATCACGTAATCTAGGCTGCGTCCAAGCTGTGTTGTCATCTACAAACGAGAGTATTTCCCACGCCTTTGACAAAAGCCCATCCCCAATCAAGTATTCTTTCTGCCCAGCAAATACATAATTCTTGCTGTTGCGTATGTGGAAATAGTTTCTGGCAAGCATTGCAGCAGCTTTGTAGGAATACCCTTTTCGTCTTGCTTTTAACACAGTCATATGCTTGTTTGTCTTACGGCAGGTGTCAATGGCTGTAAAGTATTCGTGGTCACCATCGTAAAATGCAGGGAATGTTCTCTCACGCTTTGCTATAATAGTACCATCCGGAAGTTCCTCATCAATAGACCTATCAATGGGGCAGTAGTTTAGGTAGAAATAGTGATTACCTGTAATAGTAATTTCTGTATCAGTGCCTTCCCCAACAGTATACCCGTACAAACACCTGTGTTGCTCCTGATCCCAAAACTCGTAGTAATCTTTTGTTCCTGCAAGAGCATTAGTGTAATATCCATGCTCTATAAAATGCAAAGCTGCTGGTCTAAGTCTATCGGTATCTTTAAACATTACTGACTATACTTGTTTGTCTCTACACCACCACGGTTAGAAGATTGTACTTGCTTCTCTTTCTTAACTAAGTCCTCTAACTTGCTAATACCATTGATAACATCCCCCATCTTAGATAGGTTTGCAACCAAATCTTTTGCTGCAAAGATTGGCCGGCCGTTGTCGTCTGCAAGTGTAAGGTCAATGTCCTTAAAATAGTTCTCAAGCTTTACTACAGACTCTTTAGCTGCAATAAGCAGTCGTACTGCTGAGGTCTCTTTAAGCTTTTTGTATTTTGTGCATGCTGCTTGTATTGCAGAGTCTGGTTCCCACTTTGTTTCCCCAAACACACTAAGTTTTACTTCGTCTCCCCTGACATCTTCCCCGTATACGGAGAATGGGGATGCATGGTCGCAAAAGAAATAAATATAAGCTAACTCTTTAGTCGCTTTATCCTTTGATTTGGTTTTGTCTCGATTTACTATCTTTGCAAACTCTTCAATCTTAAGTATGTACGGTGACGGAACCGCAACATTATCAACTATCGTTAGTAGATCCATCTTTTTTCTTGTTTACATTTTTCAGTCTCCCAGGTTTTACAGAAAACTTACCAAAGTATGGCAATCGTATAGTATCAAAACTACCATCGGCCATAATTTTAGCAGCATACTTAAATTGTGATTCTACAATATCTGCAACAGTCTTAAGTGGTAGGTTATGCTTACTCGCTAGATCCTGTATCAGTGCTTTCTTCGATTTTGCCATATTTGCCTATTTGTGGAGCCCACTTTTTCTTTGGACATGTAGATGTTTTCCATTTTGCTTTGTGCTCTAGCAAACATCCACAGGCTCCGCATCGTGCCCTATCAGCTAGATAAAATTCACAGCTTGCACAGATGCTTAGTCTACGCTCGTACTCTGCCTCTGTAACATTAGGCATTCCTTCAGCTACATACTTAGTAACTTCTTTGCTAAAATTCTTAGTCATTTGCCATATACTTGGCAAATCGTTCTCCTGGCTCATACTCTAGTTCAATAATTTCAATTTCTAATAAATTCCCGTAACCATCTTGGACAATCCCAATATATACGTCATCTATAAGATACTGCGTTATTACATAGTTAGGATTCTCGTTTAATGTTGACTTTAACTCCAGTGGTTCTGACATCTAACAGCTGATTTAATACGTAGTTTTTACCAACCTTGCGTATAGCTCTTTTATCTTTAAACTTCTTTACATAGTTGTTCAAAGTATTAAAGTCACTAATACCCAAAGATCGTGCAGCTTTTTTCTTAATGTCAGAAGCGCACAAATTTTCTGTCTTCTCCTGAATTTGGAAATCCACTAATGTAGATAGCACCTTAAGCTCCATATCTGTAAGATTAAAGATACCATTCCAAAGTTGCAAGTATTTGTAGGTAGAATTTACCTTAATCGTTATGTTCTGTTCCATCTATCTTCTCTTTTATTTCTGCCACTATAGCATCTGCAAAAGGTAATTGCATGCAATATTTATATAGCACTTCTTCTATGTGAGATTTCTCATTATCGTTTTTAATGTGAATCTCAACATAATTATACAGCGCTAGTGTGTGATTACTAAGCTGGTTTTCTAATTGGTGTACTAAGTCATAAACTGGCTTTTCCACTTTGTGCGTAGTTCCATCAACTACAAGCTTACGCTTATTTGGTTTCTTCGGTATCATCTCCTTCTACGGTTACTTCAATTATATATTCGTCTTCCCCTATAAACACTACAACATTCCATTCAGATGCAACATTCTTTTCTTGCCAAGCTGTAAGCTTTTCCTCAAACTCACGCATCAAAAACACTAATTCATCTAAGTCTTTTGTGACAAATTTAGTTCTGAGCATCTTTGAGTTGTATTCTGGCTCTTCCATCTTCAACAATAATGTTTGCAGTTTTAGATTGCCGGTTAAATTCTTGTACATAGGGTTCAATATCTTTACGAGTAGCCATAAAGCTCAAAAAGACCGCTATTTCTTTAGCAGCCCTTTCTGTATTAGCACGGAGAGTTTCAGATTTCTTTTTACTCTCTAATAGATCGTGATAATCCTTTAGTGATATGGTTACCGTACCTGCAATCACAAAAATCTACCTAAAATCTGAAACTCATTTACAAATAAGTACGATACCTCGTTGATATGTACAATCATTGCCTCTGATGACGGATCTACCATAACAGTATCCCCAACTTGAGTCTGTCTACAGTCTGGACCTACGGCCAATACCTCTAAAACGTTAGTACGTAACTTGTTTGCTACGTCGT